TCAATTGGATTGCCTGTACCTTGTGGAATACTGCGACTACTAAATGTTAATCCATCTTGAAATACTGCACTTAATGAAGTCCAGTCAACAAAGTTGTCAGTACTTTGTATTTCTAGTGCAGGATTGAACAATGTACCTAACTGTTCAATGATTTCTAATTTCTGATTATAGTTAGTAGTCCAAAAGTCTACAGTAATACGCAATGTATAAGGAACAGGCATTAGTCGTTCAATTGTAAATGCTTGTCCTTGCGTAGTCTCATAACTTTGTGTTTCACTATCATAAGCACGTTGTCTTACATTAACCTTATCAATGAATGTCGGGTCTTGTGTTCTACGCTGGTCGTATTCTAATCCACTAATATAGTAGGTAATTAGAGGTGCTGAAGGCAAATTACTTGCACTGTTATTGGCAATGATAGTACTTGCTTGTCTGCTACTGTCACCATACATAATAGGCACACGAACTAAGATATCATTGCCATTAGGGTCTTTGCCTTTAGTAACATACCAGTTGCTAAAAATCTTAGCAAATTGCACCAAGAACCTTCTAATTTGATTATCGTAAAAAAACTGTGCCATTTATATTATGCTTCCGGTGGTAGTGGTGTTAGTGCGGGCTGAAGTAATGATGACAACGGTTGACGTTGTGGTACTACCTCTTGCGTATTATTTAGATAGATTTCACCTTGGTTATTAATAAATCCTGACAATTGTGAGTCATCTGTTTCACTGAATCCAGTTGCTGTTCTAACGTTTTCACTAATTCTTACCCAAAGAACACCGTCCCAACGATATAATAGTTGTGGCATATAATCGATACGTAAGAAGTAATCGCCTACTTGTGGATTTTGTGGGAATGCAATACCTGCACCAGTTGGTTCGCCGTTTGGTGCTTGACCATCACCTGACAAGTAACCAGTTGTATAACCAAAACTACGTGGACTACTACGTGCAATATATTGGAATCTTGGATCACAGTCTGCTCTAAAGTCCATTTGAGGAGTAATAGTATCAGTGAATCCTGGCTGTGTTGGATCTTGGTCTGCGGTCGCATAAGTGTTATCAGCGGTACCATATGGACCAGTAATAACACCCAATGATTGTACTGCTAATACTTTAGTACCTTCTAACGCACCTGAGCCACCTTCTGTTCTTACAGGAGCCTCTTCTGCAATTGATAAACTTGCTTGAACAAATTTGTCAATCTTGTCTTGTAAATGATCGCCATCAGCGGTCATGTCCCAAATACTTTGCAGTACTTCTTTAGAAACTTTAATACCTGCGCTTGGATTCTTATACTTAGGATCACGCATGAAGACTACTGTACCAGTTACTGGAATAGAAGTACCTGTACCTGATGATGTAATGACATTGACTGGGGGCGCAGGTTGATTTATTTTTCCAGACGGGACACCATTTGATTCGAATGCACCATATGTAGGAACAACATACAACTTGCTTTGATCGTATCCTGACTTAGGTACAATACGTGCGGCTTCTTGTAGTGCGGCATCATTGATTGCAATGTTTTTGTTGTACGTTGATAGAATGTCTGCGAGACTTCCATTGTCAACACGTTCCCAATATGCAGGATTAGGTGGAGTTGTACCGGCTGGTACATCAGCAATTGACTTGTAGATTGTGTCGCCAAACGTAATAGTATAACCCGGCGGATAAGGTTTAGTGCTATCCCAGTTACCAAGATAGTTGTCTTGTTCTGTTGGCTCTTTAAGAATGTCATCGAATTCTTGTGAGTTGACCAGTGGTTCACACTTAATACGCCATAGATGCGGATACCATGTTTGACTGAAACCTTCTGACGCATAGTTAGCATCAGTAATTTGCATAAAACGTTTCAATGCTACTGGAATCTTTTCATCTAGTGGATTATAGTCAATTAAGTGAGGTAATTCTAATACGTCACCGACCATTAACTTACGACCAACAATATCAATCATGTCATTATAATGAACATTGACGAAAATAATGTCGTTGTTTAAGAATAAACCAAATTGACTTAAATCAAAGTCTAAGTTTTGAACGTTATAGTGTCCTCTTAATCGATAAATGTTCTTATCGTATACTCTATCTCTGTTTTCTAGGAACAACAAATCCTGAATATTTGTAGGCGCAAGTATGTCATAGTTGGGCTGTGTAGCATCAACTGAAGTAGTACTTGTCTGTGGCCCTAGATATTTGTGGATATAAAGGTCTGTCCCACCTACAGTGAGTTGTTCCGAAATCGTTCTATCAAAGAAACGATAGTCGTTTTGTTTATTAGGGCGGTAGAGGCTTAATCTTGGCATACATTTATTTATCGAAAAAATAGGTTGACATGGGTATATAAAACTGTTATACATAGATAATGCAGTGGGTTCGTGAACATAGTAGACCATATAAACTCGAACTGAAATATCGTCCGGGACATGATGTTTGGCGTGAGGTACAAGATACTCTCACTGAATCCAAAAAGTGGTGTAAAGAAAATAAGATGATGATTTGGGATGATGGATTGTTCTATATCCGTTTTACCAATGAGCGTGATTTATCTTGGTTCCTATTGAGGTGGTCATAATGGCAATGTGGGATGGGAGTTTTACTCCTGCAAAAATAGAATGGGTTTGGGAAAAACATAGAGTTTACGATCCTCATATTCTTTGTAACAACAGTAACAAGTGGTTGTTTCTTAGAAAAGCATATCGTGGCAGATTATATGTTGATTGGACTTTTCAGACCGAAATTTGGTTATCAAAAGAAGAATATCTTTGGAAAGTATTAAAAGAGGCTTGACATTTAATCAAACCTAGTGTATACTTGTATAAGTAAAGTCGATTTATACGGAGATATCAATATGGCTCGCATGACACGAATTGCAAAACAAAAAACTAAGGCTAAAACCCTAGCAGTTGAAACGGTAGGGACTGTTAAGGACCTAAGACCACGTGATGCTGATGCACAATATTATGGTTCTGAACCCAACTTTGTATCAGAACAACCTACATCTCTTATCGAAGCATTTAACTGGTATTCTAAATTCTATAGTTCAAAAGAAGCCAAAGACTTTTTGGTTGATTACCTAGATAGAAACAATAAGATTGAGATTGCAAAGTTGGTACGCAAGGCTCCTGAAGGTGACATTAACACTTCAATGGGTTGGCTTGCACGTATGAGTGTGCGTGGCTTGAAGATGGAAGATCGTTATCAAGCACGACTTCAACTTCACATTGAAAAATTGGTAGACATTGTAAAGGCAGCGGACAAGGCTGCTAGAAAGAAAGCCGTCACAGAAAAGACAGAAGTTCAGCGCAAGACTATTCAGGAAGTAATGCGTGAACGTGCTAGTCAGGCAGCGGCTGAAATCGATGCATTCTTTGATGAATATCACGCTACTGGTTATTCAAAAGACTTTGATACAAAAAGCAAGGTCATGGTTGAATTGCAGGAGCGTAACATTCTCCCACAACACGTACCTCATCTAGTTGCTAATTGGGAAAAGATTCGTGCTGAATATGTTGAATTGCAAGCAGGTACTTGCGAACAACTAAATGAAGCATATAGTTTTATGAGCAAGATGCAGGTTAGGAATGTTATCAAGTTCATTGATAGTATTATCACTGATCTAAATGGCTATGTTGCAGTAAAGCAAGTATCTAGGAAGCCAAGGGCACGTAAGGCAGTACCTGTAGAAAAGATTGTAGCAAAACTCAAGTACTGCAAGGCATTCAAGGATGATGCACTCAAACTTGATCTAGTAAGTCTGTCTCCTGTCAAGTTGCATAACTGCACAGAAGCATGGGTCTATGACACTAAAAAGCGTAAGATGCATCACTTTGTAGCAGACACTTATAGTAAGTCACTTGGTGTTAAGGGTAACACATTGCTTGGCTTTGATAAGAAGGAAAGTGGTGTTAAGACACTACGTAAGCCGGCTGAACAAATCAAAGCACTTACTGGTAGCAAGCCAGCGGCACGTAAGTACTTTAAAGAAATCAAAGCAGTTGAAGCAGTACCCAATGGTCGCTTCAATGAAGATATGATTATCTTGAAGGCGTTTTAATGCGTGAAAAAGTAATGCTCATTGCCGGTTGTAGTCATACTGCCGGCAGTGAGATTGACGGACAACCCGATAGCACATATAATCGTCAACATAGTTATGGCAATTTGCTTGCTAAACGATTGGGTTATAAGCCTATCAATATTGCAGTTTGTGGATTCTCAAATGGTGCAATTGCACGAAGTGTCCTAGAATGGTTCAATGACCAATACACTGACAATATGGAAGTGTTTGTCTTTATTGCTTGGTCCGAAAGTGCAAGAGTAGATGCACCTTATGAGTTTCCCACTTGGCATCAGGAAATTGGTGGTCAATGTGTTGATTGGTTTACATCATCTTCTACGGACTTTTTACAAATAAACATTCATGACAATTCACATGAAGGCCGCGAAAAAGATGCACAGGATGACTATAGAAGATTTGTAGTTAGACGCACCGAATATCTAGAAATAGTAAGTGCAAATTTGATTTTACAACTACAATATTTTTTGAAATGCAAACATGTAAATTATCTGATGGCTAATGCAGGTCATATGTTTTCAGAAGAAAACGAGAAATATCTTAAAGTTTATTTGAACAATATTGACACACGCAATTTTATTAACTTGCAAAACAATATGGAAGCATTTTATCCCAAATATAACATATTGGGGTATACTAACCCTATAGCCAAATATGGCCATCATGGAGAAGAACCACACAGGTTATTCTCAGAAATTCTATACAATTTTTTAATGGAGAAACAGAATGACACAAAAGATTGATTTAAACAAGTATGCAGAATTCGTA